ATTCAGCAACAAGGCGATTGAGGCCAAAGTTCACTGTGAACACCGCGTTGTCAGGGAGCTTCGTTACCGTTGCATCACCGAGATCAATGAACAAAAATCTGAGCTACGCAAAATTATATTCCCAGGTGTTGCGCTCTCTGCGGAAAAGGCGTTGGAACTACTCGAAACAACTAAGAGCGCGAAAGACGCGGCGATTACGCATGGAATCTTGCGCGACAGTTACATGCTTCTCTCCGGCCAGCCGACCGCGATCGTGGACATGAACACGCGAGTCGATATTGCCGGTCAGATCACGCATTTGCTACAGGAAGCCGAGCTAAAAATGAAAGAGGCTAAGGCGAGCGTGATCGAGGATCGGCCATTAAGCGACAATGAACCCTTTTAAGATCACGTATCTTCCGCTGTGGTGGTTGGTGTTCGTGTATCTGCTTATCGTGGGAGCTTGCTGGTGGAGTGAACGGCTATGAGCGAGCGCACCGGCAGAGAACCGCATCCAGTTTTACCGCTGCCGGAGCCTAGTCTTGTCGAATTTTACGGACAAAAGTGGGAAGAAAACTTCTACAATCTTCGGCGCGATGCAATGTTGCGGATGGACGCCGATCCGCTGCGGTTCGGGACTGATTTGGCCATCTGGAACCTGGCCGATGACAGGCTGGCGCGATTCCGACAGCGATTCCCTACCGGGGTCATTACGGAACTCGACCTGGGCGGCAATCGCGCCAGCAAAACCGAGCGCCGCGCGAAACGGCTCGTTCAAAACATGGTCGCCAAACCAGGCTGGCGGTGTTGGGCGTGTCAATCCACCGAGACAGCCAGCGTGCAAAACCAGCAATCGGTCATTTACAAATATCTCCCGCCAGAATGGAAACCCGAAACCGGCAAGCTACGTCACGGCATCAAGACGAAGATCGTTTATTCGCAGTCGGGCGGGTTCACTGAAAACGTTTTGGTTTGTCCGAATGGATCTGAGTGCCGGTTTAAGTTTTACGAAATGAAAGTGCGAAATCTGGAGGGCGCGGAGCTTGACGAAGCGTGGGCTGACGAGTTGATCCCGCCAGATTGGATCGATGCGCTGATATTTCGCCTGGTCACTCGAAACGGTCTGCTCGGAATCACGTTTACGCCGATTGAAGGCTACACCAGCACCGTGAAGCTGCATTTGCAGGGCGCGACCACGGTTGAGCAGGTTGACGCGGAACTTCTACCCGTTCGCAACGCGGCCGGCAAAGCGATCGGCTGCGAAAAAGTGCCGAGAGTACAGGAAAACCTCAATGTCGAGATTAACGGGCAAAAATCGAAGGCGCTCATCATCTATTTCCACACGAAAGACAATCCGTATGGCAATTACGACAGCATGGCGGCGACCTTGGAAGGTGCTTCGCGAGATAAAATCCTTACGCGCGTTTATGGCGTGCCGACAAAGGCGATGTTGACGCGGTTTCCGCTCTTTAGCGATCTGTCGCACGTTGTTTCGATCAACCGCTTTCGCGAGATACAAAAAGGCGGCGGAACCTGGTATCATTTCCTCGATCCATGCTCTGGCCGTAACTGGTTTCAACTCTGGATTTTCTTCGATCCGCTTAACCGCGCGTTTGTGGCCGGTGAAAGCCCGTCCTACGGCCATGAATGGGCGTATATCCCAGGTGTAGGCGATCCTGGCGCGTGGGCGATAGCCGGTAACAAGTCTGACGGCGAACAAGGCGACGGCCAGAAGGAATGGGGTTGGGGTTATTCGCGTTACCTCGAAGAAATCGATCGGATGGAACGGCTTTTGGAACTTTCGGCCAGCGACGGGGGCGGACTCGCTCAAACCCACGACACTGCACCCGCTCCCTCGCTGGCTAAACGCATCACGATCGCGGCGCGCTGGATTGATGCGCGCTACGGGAACGCGCGCAAGACCGCCGAGGAACGTTCCACGACGTTGATTGAGGATTTGGATTTGATGGGAATGGAGTTTCTGGCCGCGCCGAGCGAGAAAACGATCGACTCGGGACGAGGCGGCGGCGACGGCTCGCTCCGGATGATCAACGACAAACTTTACTACGACCAGACGCGCCCGATCGATCTGACCAACATGCCGCACCTCTACGTCGTTGAAACGTGTCCGAACACGATATTCGCGTTGAAAGAGTGGACAGGCCGCGACGGACAACACGGCGCGTCCAAAGACCCGATTGATTGCTTGCGTATGTTCACTCTGAGCGGGAGCGAGCATGTCGACGACGCGCTGTTACAGCCCAAAACGCCCTGGATAAGCCAATTCGTGCAATGATTGTCGTTTTCCTCGTTATTGCAGCGATCATGTTCGTGCCGGAGGAGCTAGCCGCGTGAACAACCAGGAAATCATCGACGAACTTAAAAAGGACGTCGAAATGTTGTCGGACGATTTGCTGGCTACCGTGATTAAGTCGGACATTGACGTTTTGGAGCAACGTTGGAACGAATTTTGGGATAACGATTATCACACGCTGGCTCGCCAGAGAGCCAAGATTCAGATGTTAGAACGCGAACTGGCGCGCTCGCCGGATCACGTTCCACAGAGGAACGGCGCGGTAAAATATCGGTATGTGGATCGCGTTTGTAGTAAGTGCGAAAAGACAGAGGAAGCTCTGGAGCGCAGTCGTGCCAGGGAATCTCAGCAACGACGCGAAATTGAGGCTCTTGTTGCCAAGGTCGGGCAATTAGAGCTCCGGATCGCGCGCCTAAAGGAATTTGCGCCCAGGATAAAGCCGCGCGATACGATCCAGGTGATCCCGCCAATAGAAATTTTCGATCATAAAAACAGGCCGGTTCACCGGCTAACAGTCGCAAGGGAAGTCAGGCTGGCTCATGCAGCCTTGCACATATAAGGAGCAAAATGGCACAACAACTCGTCAACACTCAAGGTCATTACCCTGCCGGTTATCCGCGCGGCCAGGGCGTCGGAGCGGGTGGATCGAGCTATGATCCCGCCGAGCTAGAGAAGGCAACAAGGGATTGCGACGCGGAACAGTTGCAAGTGTTCAAGAGCGCAATCGCCGACGCGCAAAGCACAAGTCTCGCCGCGGATTACTTCTCGCGAAACTTGTGCGCGCGAGATTGGTGGTATTCACGCTGGAATTATCAGACCGTGGACGGCCGGAAATGGGGTTATCCGCAGGGCGGAATACAACCGTGGCCGTGGCCTGGGGCGAGTGACACAAGGGTTCGCACCGTTGAAAAAGTGATCGGCCAACACCGATCAATAGCCACTTACGCGCTACGAAACATGAAAATCCAGGCGCGCTCGACGCGGCCCGCGACCTCGATCCGGTTCTCACAACAAGCGACCACGCTCCTTAACTGGATGGTTTTCACTCATATGCAGGTTGAATTTCAGCGGGAGCTATTGCTCGCGTTATCCTGGCGAAACGGCTACGGCGCGTCCATTCTCCGAGCGGATTGGAAGCAGGTGAACCGAGTGAATTACATCGACGTAAACGTCGCTGGCTTGCAGGAATTTATCAACGAGCCAGCGGTAAAAGCGTTTATCGGGCAAGGGAGCCAGATTCCGATCGGTGAAGATTTGAACATTACCGATCTTCAAAACATGATCCTTGATACGGCTTACGAGAAGGACTTGGCCGAGTTGCTTCGCACAGTCTCACACGACATGCTCTCGGATAAACAGGCCCGCAAAAAACTCGACGATTTGCGGAAGATTCGCACCGTCGAAATCCCTGTTCCCTACGTGATCGAGAGTCGGCCCAGGATCACGGCGCATCGGCCAATGGTCGACATACTGTTTCCCGCTTACGCCGACGATCTGCAACGCGTTCCCTGGTATGATTGCATCGAGTTCGTGACCGAGACAGAGTTGCGCGACCGGATCGACACGGCGGGATACGACAAGGACTTCGTTGAATCGGCTATGGATCATCGCGGCCCTAGCTCCGGCGCGGATTGGCGGCTTACCACGGCTGCGGAGCGGGTAAGCATTTCCGGTACTGGCCCAGGCAGCATGTTGAACGACATTGAACTGCACCACTTCTATTCGCTCGTACAAGATAAAGGCGTGCCAGCGCGGTTCTGCACCGTGTTTCACATGGACGTTGAGGAGTGCGCGAAACATGAGCCAGACGGCTACGACCACGGCGAAGCGTGCGTTCACGCGATGCGCTTTGAAACCGAGGATCGCCCGATTCTCTCCAGCCGTGGCATAGCCGAGATTGCTTACACTTGGGAGCAGGAACTAAAATCGCAGTTTGACGCCCAAAGCGATCGCACCGCGCTTACCCTGCGGCCACCGCTCATCACGACTTACGATCAGGTGCAAAAGCTCAAGGAACAGATGCAGCCTGGCGTAATCTTCCCGATGCGCCGGTTTGATGAAGCGC